ATTCTAAAACAGCAGAACTTAACAACATATTTTCGATAAAACAAATAGAAGCCGCACTAATTAGCGAACGGCTTGCTCTAACTATGACAGCTAGAGAGCAAAAGCTTTTTGCCCTTGAAATGGAATTGCTTTCAAAAGGTGCTTTGCCTGAAGTTATTGACCAATTAAAAGCTGAAGCTGGCGCCAATTATGATTTGGCAAAGTCTCTTGAAGATGCCGCTGCTAAAACAGAAAGGCTAAAGCAGTCTTCTATTCGGGCTGCTCAGGAAATGGCAAAAGCTGCTCAGGAAAAAGCAAGGCAGACCGCCGAAATATTGCAGAAACGATTTGAGGAAACTAGAGACTTTTTTGCTGAAACTTTTGTCAGTTTCTACCAAAACGGCAAAAATGCTTTTGATTCTTTAGCCAGTGCATTTGAAGCGATGATTGTGCGAATGATGGCTCAATGGGCTGCTTCTGGTTTGATGAAAGTTTTCAATATAAGCGGGGGAACCAATTTAGCTTCTGTTCCAGACTCACAAGCAAGCATTTTGGTAAAAGGTATCGTTAACAAGTTTGCTCCAAATGCAATGAGCAACACAGGGTTTGGCGATGTAAAAGGCGCGTTTGAATCTTACAATGAGGCTGGCACAAAAGTATTTAATTCAGAGCTATTTATAAAAGGCTTGAAAACAATTGGCTTGAACATCGGTGCTGGAATTGCTGGCGATATTGCAGGAACTAAACTGGGCGAAACAATATTTAACAAAGAAGCTAATTCTAAAATTGGTTCTCAGATTGGCGGGGCTATTGGTGCCGCTGTTGGAGGCCCGCTAGGGTCGTTTATAGGTTCGTCGCTGGGTTCTTTGGTTGACGTAGCGGCTGGTGGCGATGGCAAACTCAGGCGCAACGCAGGCATGTTTGTGGGCTATACGCCGAGCGCGGAAGGTTCTGACAGGGTGTTCAATGTTGAAAGGTTCAAATCAGGTTTGGACGTGCAAGGTTTTGCCCGAAGAGAAGACAAAGGAACCGCGCTTCAAGTTATAGAAACATTCCGAACCGTTGACACTGCTTTTACTGCACTTGTTAAAGAACTTAAAGGTTCGCTTGATGTACGTTCCTTGAACGGGCTTGACGAACAAGCAACCCCCGGCTCTAGTGGAACTTTCTTAGGGCTTGGCGGCAACGGAACTTTAGCAGGTGACTTGAAAGCTCAGTTGAATGACTATGTTAAACAATTAGCCAACAATGTTACTGGACTTTCTGAAGAACTTATAAATTCAGTTAAAGCAGCAGCTTCTGCTGAAGACGCTCTTTCAATTCTTTCAGCCGCTGTTATATCGATGGAAGTGGAAAGCAAAGCAACTGCACAATCTTTAAAAGACGCAGAAGTTGCCTTGAAAGTTATTAAAGATAGTGAAGAACGTTTTGTAAAATTCCGTTACGAATCTGTAAAATCCATGACTAAAGACTTAGAGAATTCAATAAGTCTTCAGAAAGAAATACGCATGGAAATTTACAAAGCAATGGGTGCAATACCTTTGTTTGGAAGTGCGGTTGAAGCTCAAATTGAAGGAATAAAATTCTTAAAAGAATCAATCATAACTCAACACGAAGAACAATTAAAAGCTGAGTTGGAATTGCATGAAACTAGAATTAAATACGCAAAAGAATTCACAGATTATGCAATGTCTGTTAGGCTTGGCCAATTTAGCAACTTGTCACCAACTGGCAAGTTTGAATTGGCGCAATCCAGCTTTAGAAGTCTTAGCGAGAAAGCTAAAGGCGGCGACAAAGATTCGATTGAAAGATTACAAGATGCCGCGCAATCTTATATTGAATTAGCTGACGCAAGTTTTGCTTCAAGCAAGCCGCGCAAAGACGCTGTTTCAGAAGTGCTTGCTGTTATGGATGAACTTTCCATTTCAATGGCAAAGTCTGAATTTAATCCAGTTGCTGCAAATAAAGCTTTAGTTAACGAATTGGAAAAACTTGACGTTAAACTTGCGGATATATCAAAAGGTATTAATCAAGGCATAATTAATGAATTGAAAGGCATTGTTTACGCGCTTGAAGACCTTAGCCCACAAATTAGGGATAGCTTAATAGATTCAATAAGCGAATGGATTAAGCTTGCGACTCCAAACGGCGAAGCGATGCTTACCGCGCTGGGTGGAATAAAAGGCTCGCTTGATCTGTTGCCGCCAGAAATAGCCGCATACATGACCGGGGCTATGGGCGCAATGATGGAAGCAATGTATGCTTCTGGGCGCTCGCCTTCGCAGATTGCCAACGCAATACCTAAAGGCAGTGTGCTTGACGCTGCTGCTAACGCTTCGCTCGCTGAGAAGGGTCTTGGTAGCACTCAAGACTATCGTACTTCGGACGCAGCTATACGCGCTTTTGTGGAAGGGGCAAGGGCAACTGCCGCCAGTGAACTAGACGCAATTAAAACCGTTTACGAAGCCGCCAGAAGTGCTGGGATTGGTTCGCAGCAGTTGGCCGGGGCAATGGGCTACTCACAAGCTGACGTGCTTGCAGCAGCAGCAGCAGCAGGCTTACCGTCATTCTCAGGCGGTGGCATAGCAACAGGCCCTGACACAGGCTATTTAGCCCTCTTGCACGGTACAGAGCGAGTTGAGCCTATAGATTTTGGTAGCAATTCAGATGCAGCAAATGAAGATGTTGTTGCAATACTAAACGAAATTAAAGTCGCAAATGAAAACATGGTTCGCAGTGTGCAAGTTGCAGCAATTGACGCAGCAAGACAACGCGAAGAACAAAAAGCTGTAAACGAATCAGTTAGAACTGAAATTACAAAACTAAACCAAAGGCGTGCAAATGGCTCTATCGGATAGCCAATGGCTTGCATGGCTCAATTCGGAATTTAAAAATCCAGTTGTGCTAGTAGAAGCTAAATATTACGACTCAACACTGAAAACACTTTATTTCAGTGATTGTGGGTATATCGACCCTTTTGATGTTAATGCGCCAAATTACATAGCAATTATTGAAAGCAAAATTGTCATAAACAATAGTTTGCAATCTTCAATTTTAAGCAACTTAGATATTTACAATTTCGATAACGCTTTGCTAAATTATCAATTTATTGGCCAAGATTTTAAAGTATTTTATGGTGACAAATCTTGGCCAAGAGCTGATTTCAGGCAGGAAGCTTTTAATAAAGTTGCTAACTTTTCATCTTCAAATCCTAGGAGCTTTACTTTTGAATTTGAAGATATTGGCAAAAAATATTTCAATCAGTTGATAATTGGTAACGGTACAGGGGCGCAAGCGGGTTTGCCTTTTGTTTTTGGCAAATGTTTTAATGTTCAACCTATACGCGAAGACGCTACACATTACAGTTATTTTACGCCTGCTGTTATTTCATTTCCTTCAGAAGTGCGCGACAGGGGCGTCCCTTTAGTTCTGGGTGGCGGTGCTGACTATACTTTGAGCGTTACTGTTGATGGTTCTGGTGACGGTTTAAAAATAACAATTGTATTTGCTGTTATACCTTCTGGAGAAATAACTTGCGACATAGAACTTAATGAATTTCCAATTGGAACACCACTTCCAAATGAATCTACAATTGACAAAATACTCACTCAAACAAATTCTTATGTTGCTGCTCCAATAACAATTGCGTCTAGCGTTTCAGGTTTCAACGACACTTATTTAGGCTATGTTTGTTATAACTACATAACAACAGGTCAAATGCTTAATGAAATGTGCGATTCAATTGGAGCAAATCCTAGAATAAACTCGGACGGCGAATTAGAACTTATACGAGTAACAACAGGCGGAACAGCAACTAGAACGGTTGATGATTCGGACATTTTCGGCTTCATAAGCTTGGAACAAAAAGAACCGCCTTATTTAGCCTTGAGTGTGGGGTATCAGAAAAACTGGAAGCTCCAAACTACAAATTTGGTGGATTCCTTGACAGATGCCGAGTATGCTTTGTATGCGCGGGATTTTACTTACGTTTCAGATTCGGCAAGTTTGCCTGCATATCCTTTTGAAGTTGCTCAGAAGCGCGATACGTTAATTTATGATTTGACTGACGCAACCAATGAACTAGATAGGCGTTTTGCATTAAGGTCTTCTGAAAGAAGTGTTTGGAAGTTGCGAGGAAACTTGTCTTTTGTTTATGACAAAATTGGAACAACAATTTCGATAAAAACAGAAGATTACGGAATGTCTGCGGGAAATGATTTTGTTGTAATAAGCAATTCATTAAACTTGTCCGATAATTATTGTGAAGTTAAGGTTTGGAAATGAGTTTGACTGACAAAATTCATATCGGCTGGAGTAACAATGTAGAAAATTCTACGTTGACCTCTACGCCAACTGCTGAAACTTTGCATCCGTTAACAAACCTGACAAATGGAATTCGCGGCAAACCTACTCGATGGGATTTTACAACAGCAACTGACTTGGTTTTAAAAACAAATTCAGCAACTACACAAAAAGCAACAGCTTTAATTATAAAATGTCACAATTTAGCTGAAGACGCAACTGTTAGGCTAAGGTTATATTCAGGTGAAAATCAAACTGGAACTGTCGTTTACGATTCAGATTCAGTAGCAGGGGCTTCTGCAATTTACACCATAAAGCCTTGGGGTGAAATGATTGCAGGTATAGACCCTTGGGGAAATTATTACGACCCTAACAGCAAACTGGATTTGGTTTATTCTCTTTATTTTGATACTGTTGGTTATAAATCTTCGCAAATTGACATTGCTGTTCCTTCGCCAGTTGGCGATATAGTTTCTATCGATACAGTTGCTTTATTTTTTGCGTATACCCCTTTTATAAATTATTCATACGGTGCCAAAACTTCAGTTGTTGATAAAAGTGTTCACAATGAAGATAGAGGCGGGGGTATTAGAACAAACGTGTATCCTTCACGAAGAATGATGGAATTCCAATTTTCCCACATTACAGAAACCGAGCGAAACATTTTAACGTCTATTTTTGAACAAATAGGCAAAGCGGCAAATGTTTATATAATTGCAAATCCTAACTTTGCTGGCTATTCCAAGTTTTTAACGACAAGTGTTTACAAAAGAGATAACAACTTAAGTTTTGAAAATATGTTTTGGAACGCTGATAATTTAGCTTTCATATTCAGAGAGAATTAAAAAATGGCAATCGACCTAAGTACGGCAAAAATAGTTGACGGCGCAACTGATTATCCTGCTAAACACAACACTGCAATGGATGTTATTCAAGCGGCTGTTAACGGTGCACTAACTGAGGTTTCTGCCAACATTGCAGACATAAATACGGTGGCGGGTATCGCCGCAGACGTAACTGCTGTCGCTGGCAATAACGCAGATGTCACGACTGTTGCTGACAACATTGTTGATGTTGGGGTTGTTGCTGATGCTGCTCCGAACATGGCAATTGTGGTCGCAAATCTAACCGACATTCAAAACGCTGAAGAGAACGCAGTGTTGGCAGAGACTGCGCGAGATTCCGCGATCAACAACGCACTATCCGCCGCAACCAGTGCTTCCATTGCTGCCGACCCGACTGCCTACATCGCAGCTCTGGCCGCAAGTTACGCACTCACGACGATCCTTGCTGCGACCTTCTTCGAGGACACGAGCGGAGAGTTCAAAAAAGTCCAAGCTGCGTACTTGAGCGAGACCAAGCCGACCGGCCGATACCTAGGCCAGCATTCCAGTGCTGCCAATGCTTGGGCTGCTGCGTATCTTGGAGTCGCCTCTGCTAATGAGGACTGGTATTTTAATAGCACAGATAAGTTCTGGTACAAGCTCAGTGGTGGAACTTCCCACACCCGTATCTACCGCGCTGGCTCAACTCACCTTCCGCGAAAAGGTGTTGCTCTGGTGAGCGGCACTAGCACAAGTTCACGGCTTATTATCCTTGATCTTACTGAGAGCAGGGCTACGCTGTGGGCAGAGGCTACTGCTGGCGCAAGTACGTTGTTCGGAGCTTCGGGTTCTCCTAGTTTTACTACCTGTAAAATGGCATGGTCGGGGTTGAAACTGGTCTACGGGAAAGTGGGCACTGCTGGTATATCTCTAGGGCTAGTAGACTTCGCTACAGGGAAAGCGTTCATCTTCTCAAATACTAACCACACTACCTTTGCAGGAGACTGGTCTACACGAAATTCAGCACTGTCATCAAAACAAGTGAACGCAACCAGCACGATTAGTAATTCAAACATAAGTGATGTTGCAGTTGGGGCCAGTGGAAATATATACGTGGCCACAGAAGGCGGGGTTTCTGTAGTAAAGCCAGATTTTACAACCCTCAAATCATCCAGCACCAACGCATACAAGTCCGTCGCAATCCTCCGTGGTCGCCTCTACGCAATCAACGACACTGCCAGCCCTGAATCTCTTATAGACTTCGGGCCAATTGACCAGCTCACTGCAAGTTTCGCCGCTGTCAACACTTGGACGAATGCGACTGTACCTGCGCTCTCAGATTCCACACTGACCAAAGTCGTGGCAGCTGGTGACCATCTAGTGATACATGGCTCCACTGCTGTAGATGAGCTGTGGCCTGACACCACAACGATGGCGAATAGTTTGATCGCTCGGAAGTACACGACTGCTGCGACTGTGCCGATGAAGAAGCCGGAGTTGATGATTCTGGCTGGTACTGGTACAGGGAGTCTTGTAGCTACCGACAAGGTTACTAATGGTGGATTTGCATCTGACATCACTGGCTGGGTAGAGTCTGACCCTTCCGGAGCTGGCAGCGTTGTATGGGATACAGGCGCTGCTTTGGTTACAAAAACATTGTCCAATAATATGGGGTTTTACTCTGTCGGAATTTCTGTTGTAGCAGGAGAAACATACAGATTTACCGGGGCGGTAGAGTATGTGTCTGGGACTTTCACTGCATCTGTTGGATTGAGGACAACAGATAATGTATCCACTGCTGCGACAATTGGCAGTTCTGTATCTATTGTTCAAAGCGGCGCTGGAACTACCTCGTTCGATTTTAGTGTAACCGCCACCTCTACAGGAACTGCATATTTTGGCTTACACGCCTTTACTACTAGCGGCGCTGCGAAGCTAGATGACGTAACTGGAGAATTGGTAGTCAAAGACCATTCCGGCAAATCCAACCACGCCACTATCAACGGCACTCTCACCCTCACAGCTCACGCAACTGGGGGTGTTGCGATGGCGAGTGGTCTTAGCGAAACTAATCACCTTGACGCACCTAATCCATGGGCAGGTGTCGGTAGTGGCGAAGCCTACATCTGCGGGGTGTTTAAGTGTGCTGCGAGTGCGGTGAATGAGCGGCTCTTCTCCATTGGTTATTGGGATGGGGCGGCGTACCAGAATGCTGTTGTAGTGGCGTCTCTGGTTGATTCAACTGGCGCTATTTCGTTATTTTTGTCAAACGATGCCAGCGCCACAAATGTCACGGCCACTACAAATTCTGCCTACGACGACACCCTTTTGCACACGTTTGTAGCGAAAAAAACAAGCACCCACTACTTGCTGGAAGTTGATGGAAAAGAGGCAGCAAGTGTTGCTGTTGGTGCTCACGGTACCCTGACTTTCCATGCGTCTGCAACGATTAAAATTGGCACTAATGGCGCACTAGCAGCTAGTGCCCCCAACACATCCGTCGCACTTATTGGTGGAGGCAAGACAGCACTCACTGCTTCCGAGTCTGCTGAAATCCACAAGTACCTCCGCAATCTTGTCGAGGGCAAAGCCGCTTTCGATGAACTCCCAAGCAATCTTGCGTACAACGAACTCACAGATACCATCCACTGTGTGGGCACCACTTACGAGCAAACCATGCGTGATGGTCGCGTGGCAGTAGTTGGCTCTCACGGTGTCGGTACAACCCCGGTGATTGCGTGCGGGCCGGGGGGTGAGGTGTCTTATGGGGGCGGCACCAATGTGACTATCTCTGTGCCTGAGCGCAACCTGCACGAAGCCGAGAACCCACCGATCTACGAAGAGAAAATGTTTTACGACGAGGAATTGACCCTCGAAGGCACCGTCTACTGGCTCCCGGTAGGCTGGGAAGTTGTCAGCGTAAAACTGGATGGCGCTGAGTCCCGTAAGAACAAGGGCAGCGCTGTCTACGGCTGGGCGCTGCAACAGGACGCTTTCCGTTGGGGCGTCGATCCAACTGCCGCAATTACAACCATCGCTGTCGTGGCCGGGAGATATGTATGAGCTTTCAAGTAGAGTCAACTGCGACGACGATGAGCGTCAACGGGATACTTTTGTTCGACGCGCTTAATGACAAAATGCCGGGTGCTGGCGTCATTGAAGACGTAACACAGTCTTTTGTTCGGAAGGTGTACCTGCCTCAGCAGCGAGAGCGTATATTGCGTGCAGGTACGGTGGAAGAGAGAGCGGAGCTGGATGCTTTCTTCGACGGCGTGGCGAGCATCAAAGGTGCGCTGATTGCAAAGTACGCAATCAAGCAGGCAGCTCTGGATTACGAGCAGGCGGTGCGTGATGTTGCTGCACTTACGCTCCTGATTAACGGTAGAACCGCCGTGGCAGAAGTGCCGGAAGTACTTGACCCGCAGACAGGTGAGATTATCCAGCAATACGTGCCCGCAGTCAGTGCTGTAGAGCCACTAGACATCGATTCTGCTGCTTACGCAGACGCTGATGGTGAGCTGGTCTCGGCGAACTTGATTATCTCTACCGCATCTCAGGAAGTGCTCGACCTGGTTGCGCTGAGGGCTGCTCAGTGATTCGTTGGCCCGCTGGGGCCGATGTCTATTTCAATCCGGTTAACAGTCCTGCACCTGTCGATGTAACTGAAGCTGCGATCCAGTACGCTTTGTGGTCGTGGCAGGAGCGCACTGGCATCGAGCTGCGCTGGAAAGGTCTCACCGATCAGCTCGAAATTGAAGGAGCTATCATCGTCAGCTGGGGCACTAAGGAAGACTTTGCCAAGTATGGCTATACCGGCCTCGATTACCTGCAACTGAGGGGCGTAGCAGCAAGACAGCCCCGAGCGGACGGCACGTACAAGTGGGTGAAGGTCTTCTTAAATGACCGCTACTGGCCAGAGAGCGGCATCATCGGTCGAAGGGAAATGGTCACCGTTGTTCATGAGCTGGGTCATGCGCTCGGTGCCCAGCACATAGAACAGAAAGACTCGGTGATGTCCACGAACTTGTTGTCCTTGCACCCGTACAGCTATGGCTTGCGCTGCGCTGACTTCATGCCGATCCAACAAGGCGGTTGCCACACGTTCATCGAGCTGACCCGTGAGTACGATCTCGTCATACCGTGCGTACAGGGGCAGTTTGTTGACCTCCAATACATCGGGGACGGCACTAAGCACAAATGGCGTCTGCGCTCTCTCAGAGAGGCTGGTGAGCATCAAGTAGAGTCGGCTGTTGGCCCAATTGATTTCGAGAAGCCCGATCTGGTGTTGCTCGATGTACGGTCACCAGACATGAAGCTGACAAGGGTTGAGCTGAAACATGATCCGATAAACGAATGGTGGACGCTGGTTCACGCTGAGTGATTAAAACAAACTTGCTTGATGGTCTCTTTTAAACTTCCCGCATTCGTGTAACATATTAACAGCTTCGTTTGCATACCAATCATAATCGATATCATCGGGCAATATTTCAGGCAAATCCATTAAAGGTTTCGCTCCATCGGTAAGCGGAACTTTATTACCAGAAACGACGTAGTTTATACAGCCTTTTTCATTTTTAGCGTAATACCATCGAACAACTTTGCCAAGGTATTCGTCATTTTTTCTGCCACCGCCTTTAACATTTCTAACTGAGACGAAACGGCGAACATCTTTGCAATTTGCAATTGTTTCTTGAACTGGTGTTCCATTCTTTAAGAAAGCTAAAACAGCATCGTTGCAAATTAAAGTTTCAGGGTTCTTAGAAAGAACGCTATTCAAAGCCGAACCTCTTTCTGAGAAAACACCTTTAGTTTTGCAACCAAGTTTTTCATCAAAGAACTTTCCTTTTTCGTCGCCGCCTTCAGCTTTTATTGCAATGTAGTTATTCACGTCTCTGCAATAGACGCCGCTGTATTTGGTTTCCTCTGTCTTGAAGCAGGTTTGTTTTTCCCACATAGCTATAACATTGCGAACCTCTGGGCGGCGAGCAACAGGATACTTGGACACAATGCCGTCAGTGTTGCCGCTAATGACTTCAATGCCAATTTCTTCAAGCTGTTCAATTAGCATCAAAAGAGCAAGTTGCCCGGTAATGGTAACTTGAAGCATAAGTTGTGGCGCATAAAGCACTGAATACTTGTTGCCGAGTTTTCCAAAACTTCCGTTAATTGTAATTTTCAAACTGTCTGCAACTTTCTTGTTCTTAGCTTTTTTGGCTTCTATTCTACGGTTTACAATGGTTTCGTAAACTTGCAAGAAAGCTTCGCCTAAGTGAGACGGGAACAGCCGCTGGTTCAATATGATTCGAGGGTAAAAAGATTCAACGTCATTATCTGCAATTTCAATATCACCACTAGCAATGTGGGCAATTTCACTTTCTTGTGAATGCAAGCCTCCCATACCTAGCTTGTAAACGCTTTTGCCAATCTTTGTCTTCAAAATCCAAGTTGTCTTTCCTTTCTCTTTAGCTCCCAAACCTTCCGGCCACAACGGAGAACCTAGCGCGTCAAGTTTGAATTCAGATTCTAAAATTCTTTGGAGAATATCATTCAATTCTTTTGATTTAAATGATATGAAGTCTGGCAAGTTGTATTTTAATACAACGCCTTCTTTCAAGTTGCATCGCTTTGGCGCAAAGCCTGTTAAGTTTCTAAGCTCTGAACAAATTACAGTTTCGGCAACTTGCGCGTCAGACTTAGAGCGCAAATCAACGCCATACTCTTCAGTCATTTCTGTTCTAAGCTTTATTTCTGAAGAAAGTTCTTTGAACAGAAGCTCGGTATTATCCAAATCATTGGCACAGTAGTTGCGAATTATTTCAGCTTCTTCGGCTGTTAGAATGGCGTCAGGGTCTATAGGCAAGTCTTGCATTCGCTTGCAATGTAATCTGGCTGCATAGAGTTTCAAAGAGCCTTGCAACGGAGCCACTTCGATTAAGTCAACGTGATTGTAATTCGGAACTTTGATTCGGTATTCTTTTTCAAAGTCGAATTTGTTTTGGTTGTATTTGATTATAAAATCAGAAGCTTCTTTTAATTTTTCGCAGGTAGCTCCTTCTAAAGCAAGCGCAATCATAGGCATATCGTAATGAATGCCATTAAAGCTTACCAAGCAAAACCGCCATAGCATCCAACGCAGTTTCAACTTGTTTATTCCAAAGTCTGGGGATTGTTCAAACTTTACATATTTGCCGTTAGCCAAGCATTTAAAAGCAATGAAAAAGAAATTAAAATAACATTCGCTGTCAAACACAAAAATAGAGCCGCTTGGAATTGTAAGCAACTCTTCATCTGTCATGTATTCAACAGGCCGCAAAACAGCTCTTATTGAACGAACTAAATTTCTGCTCAAAGTTTTCATTTAATAAGGAATATCGTCATCTTAGTTAGTTTTTGGAACTGGATTGTAATTTGATTTTGACATTGCAGCCAATACACCGCGAGTAGCATCTTTAACAAAAAACACTCGGTTGCCTTTCGAGAAGTCAGCTTTACCAAAATGCTCTTTAAGTTGCAACAGAGATTTTGCAGGAAAAGACATTTCTTCTAACAAACCTTCAACTTTGTACACTGACGAAAGTTCTGCATTTGTGCCGGAGAATACACCTTCTTTGGAAAGATATACAACGCCGTCTTCAGAAAACTTTTCAATAATACCGACGGCTTGAAAAAAGTTTTCAGGCAAAGCCCAAAATTGCAAATCAAGTACATCCAAAACTTCAGAATAGTTTGGGTATCTTTCTTGTGTCAAGTTTACTTTAATAAAAGATTCGTCTTCAAAGTAAAAAGTTGCAGTTGCACCACTATAACCAAACTTCGTTAAAGTTTTGCCGCATTTGGCAATAGCCAAAGCAGCTTGCTTTGGGACAAGCATAGCCGGGGGTAAATCGTTACCGTGCCAGCTCTCTAGCATTGCAAAGCCGTTGGTTGCCACTGCGCTATCTCGCTGAAGCAGCACAGAGCCAAACGCAGCGTTTACAGCGCCTTCTGTGGCGACGGTACACACATTCCCTATGGCAACCCTAACCCTGTCATCTATTGTCGCACAGGGCGCGTCAGGCGCGGTCAAGGATAGAGCTGAAAACGGCACACAAGGCACAATTCCAGTAAAAGCCCCAGACTTAACAGAAAGCAGCGACTCGGACACTTGTGCGATTGAAAGTTCTTCGCTGCAATTTAAAAGCGCTTCCAAGAATTGCAATGTGTGTGGGCAAGCATTTAAGTCTTCTTGAACTTTACATGCAATCATAAAGCTTTCAGAAGCTGCTGCAATCCAGCCGCCTGTAATCATGCAGTATTGGCTTTGAATTTCGCCAATCTTTTTCTGCGCTACGCTGATAAACTTCAAAGCAGCGATTAAACCAGCAGCCGGATTTGCAGGTTTTGCTGGGTTTGCAATTGCTTTTCGTGCTCTGGTTCTATTTGCAGGTGCTCTGGGCTTTCTCGGTCTTTTTGTTTCAGGAACAGGAACGTCTTCGTTAAGTTCAGTATTCATAACCTAATATCTCCGGGTGCTCTTTATTAACATGGACTCTAATTCTGGCTGGAATTCGCAATTCGTTTATGCGTTTCAAAGCTTCGTGCGTAGTGGGTGGTGGTTCTTCTTTGTGTCTGGAGCGCCACCAATCGCGGGCTTTCTTAGCAGGCATTCCATTATGCTCCAAGCAAACCCATTCGTTAAACATTCTAAGCCCACAAAAATATGAAACTTTGATAGAAGGCGGTGACATTAAAACACCTTCTTTGTTTCGCTTTTCATGTTTGTTGTAAATTACCTTTTGAACTTCAAAGTATTCAATTTGAGGCAAATCAGATTTAAGCAATTCATGAAACCCGGCATTTGCAAATATCTTAGTTTCAAATGTAAATTCCAATCCGCAGTTTTCACATTTTCGCACTGAAGCGTGAGCGTAAAAACCGCAATTCTCACAAATTCGCACCGGTGCCGTGCCACCGCCTTGACCGGGCTTGCGTGGCTTCACAGGGTCGTTTATAGGCCCGAGCCGGGGCACGTTGCCTGCAAAGTCCAACCCCAGACAGTTTTGCTTGCCAGTCTCCAGAGACGGCCTTGTTCCCCTGCCCCACTTCTGAACGTGTTTGCCGGGTGACATTGTGGGTTGCAGGTCTGCAATCAAGTCAATTGGCGGATGGTCAAAACCAGTTGTAAGCTTGTTGCTGTTGACCAATGCGCGAAGTTCGCCAGCTTTGAACGCTGCAATTCTTTCGTCGTTTACTTTACTTTTCAGTTTAGAATGTACGCATGAAGCATTGACCCCAAAACTCTGCAAAACAGATGAAATGTGTTCAGCATTATCAACGCCAGCAGAGAACACCAACCAAGTGCTTCTTTCTTCACCAAGTTGAACAATTTCACGCACTGCTGAAAATGTAATTTCGTCGGTATCGACAACAGCTTGTAATTGCTTTTCGTTAAAATCACCGCCGCTTAGTTTTACATTTGAAACGTCAATTTTAGTATTCGTTGGTTTCGGCAACAAGCGGCACAAATAACCTTCAGCAATCAATCTATTGAAAGCTTCGTAGCCTGTTATGTCATAGCAAACGTCAGTGAACATCGAACCTTTTTCAGTCAACATTCCTTGCTTTAGCCGGTAAGGTGTTGCAGTAAACCCTATTATTTTCAAATAGGGGTTTATCTTCATTAGTTCGGCAATTACATATTGGTATTTGGAATCTTCGTTTGGAGAAAGCAATTGGGCTTCGTCAATTAACAACAAATCGCGCCAGCCGAAATGCTTCATATGAGCTGGTCGATTGTCTGGTGACTCCAAACTTTTCTCAATTGCATTAGCAACAGACTGAACGCCGCCAAACACAATCGGCATTATCATATCGCGGCTGTTTAAACCCGCGCTATAAATTCCAAGCGGGCAAACAGGCCAAACGCCTTGCAGTTTTTCAGCATTTTGTTCAATCAATTCTTTAACGTGAGTTAGCATCATAATTCGCTGACCCGGCCACATTTCAAAAATGTGCTTTATGAAGTTTGCAATAACAACGCTTTTGCCTGTTCCAGTTGGCATTGCAACCAACGGGTTCCCAGTGTTACCTTTTTGAAAATAGTTAAATATTGCAAACTCAGCTTCTGATTGATACCACCTATTTTGATACATTTGCAAAATTTCCAAAATAAAAAATAGCAGCTTTTTCGTAAGCTTTTTTGGCGTCTTCTTTTGATGAAAAATAACCAATGTGAATTTTTTTAGAATTTTTGCAGATTTGAGCAACCCAGCATTTTTTATTTTTAGACCAGCTAACTCCTTTTATCTTGCTTGTGTTGTCTTTTCTAATTTCAGAGTTGCCTTGATTTAAACTCAAGTTTGCTTTTCTCAAGTTGCCAAAAGAATTATTTGAATAGTTTCTGTCAATGTGGTCAATTATAAAAGTTTCGGGGTATTCTCCGGTAACATAAAGCCAAGCCAAGTTGTGAGCCATATATCTTTTGTTGTTTATAGATATTTGAATGTGCCCGTTTGTGTTAAATCTTCCTGCAATTTCTCCTTTTTTCATAACATTGTAGTCATGCTTATAAGTGAAAACTCCACTTTTCATGTCGTAATTTAAACGGCTTTTTAAAATTTCTAAAAGTTTATACATTTTGCGTTATTGCCTTGTAGCTTGGGCAGGCATTTGGAATAAATTCTTTTGGAATAATCCCGTTGTGCAAGGTGCAATTCCACTGTGCGTTTTCGGCGGGTACTGCGTGAACGCAACTTCTGCAATTGACTTCTGGAACAGCGCCTTTGTGACAAATATCTTTGAAATGGCACCAAGTACAAATTATAAAAGTTGGGTTTTCAGAAAGTTTTGCGGGTGGCTTTTGCGAAGTGATTATTCGCTCTGCTTTTGCGAGCATTTGATTGCCAAGACTTTCGTTTAACTTTACAAGTTCGCAATGAATTGTGTCATCGTTTTTATTGATGTTTAGATACAAAACCCACTTAAAACCCATTTTGACGCCATAGGTTGAAGTCTGGGCATAGTGTTCTTTTTTGGCTCTAGCCATGCCGTCGCCTAGCAGCTTGTTGAAGCCGGTGCCGGTGCCGTTGGTTTTGAATTCAAGCAAAACGGGTTCTTCAATTCCATACCGTTCGGGCAAAATTGCTACGCCGTCAAGCGAGCCGCCAAAATGACCATTTACATCGCTTATGCGTATTTGTGGGTATTGCCCGTTTTCGTCAGGCTCTTTGCTTCTGTCTTCAAACCAAACTTTGCAGCCAATTCCTTCAAGCCATTCGATAAATCTAGCTTCTTCTCTATGGCCGCGATTGAACAAACGCTGCTGTCTGCCGTCTGTTTTTTCATGCTTCAACCAGCGAAAAATTGCCCACAATTTATAGGAACAATCTTGCCCGATAAGCGAAGCCCCTAAATGTGTTCGGTGCCCGCCGTCATAGGTTTTAACGCAATAGCTGTCAATGTCTTCAAGAATTTGTTTTGATATTAGCTTTGCGACTCCGGGCGCGTCTAAGTCCGGGGCTTTGCTTTTTATAATTTGATTTTGGGTTGGTTGATTTAACAAATTCTCGTGTTCTTGCATTTTGTTTTACTTCCTCTTTTTCTTTTCTGCGAATTAAGGCTTTTAAGTTTTCTTCGTAATAAGAATTGGAATTGTCGATTGTCAATTTTAGTTCGGCATCTGTAAGCCAAGAAATGTGACAATTTTCAGGCTCTATTTGCAGAATGCGAGATAGCCAAAAGTAAGCACGGTCTCTGCTCATCAAGCGAGTTTGCCAAAGTTTGTCGAAAGCTTCGTGCGCTTTTTTTCTTAACTGCCGGGTTTCTTTCCCTGCCATTTTGCCAAGCGGAATTTCGGTATTAGGATGGCAACCAACAGCAGCTCTGCAATCGCTGCAAAAATAACAGTAAGGCCATTCGCCATAAATTCGGCCATATACTTTATCATTCGTTACAAAATTAACATCTGGGGAACAGCAAACATCGCAAATAATCGGTGCTTGCAATTTGTGCTTTACGTTATCCATTGAACACCTTTAAGCGGCCTGACAAAGCCAAGCCGCTGTTGCGAAGGTTATCGACCCCAAGGAGCCGCTTGCTGACCCCAAGCAGGCGCTGATTGTGGTGCTGGCTGCTGGGCAGGCTGTTGACCCCAAGCCGGAGCCGCTTGCTGCTGGGGGGCTTCAGGGGCTGGCTGTTGCGGTTGTTGACCCCAAGCTGGCGCGGCCTGTTGTTGAGGCGCCTGCTGTTGCGGTTGTTGCTGGGGAGCTTGTTGCACTGGCGCCGCCTGCTGAACCGGGGCAGATTGTTGCGGTTGGGCTTGTTGACCGGCTTTCGGTTCATTGCCGTTAATGTCCAACACCTTTTTAATTTCGGTGTATTGCGGGTCATTCTTTTGGGGAACAACTTCGACAATGAAAGGCTTGTTGAACAAAACAGTTGGGTCATTGCCTTGTGCGCCCAATTGGAACGTCTGGGTTACATAGCAAATTGCAGACAGTTGTTTGTTGGCAATCTCAACTGCTTGGGCGCTGTTGTTGTAAAGGTTCAGGCGATAAGGGCCAGTTGTGCCACTTTGGGGGCCGTCGATGATTCGCAGTGAGAATTGCAAATAGCTGCCGTTGTTTTCTTTGTTCGCCTTAACTTCGGCGTTTTCGATAACAACAGGGTGGCAACCCACTGGCAATTGTCCTGCGCTTTGCTCCGGGTTGTACTGGAGCGGGTTGAATGGTGCAAAAAGTTGAACGCTCATTTCATTTACCTGTATTAAATTGCGGCATTTAAAGGAGTGCCGTATACACCTTATCAAACCATTGCTTTTGCAAATAACAACGACAAGTCAGCAGGTTCCAATTCGTTAAGATTGCCAAGCCTATCGCGTGAAAACACTTCGGGAATTTCTTTTGTTCGCAATGCTCTTTGGGGCTTTTGTACTCCGGGTATAGAAACTTCAGCCAAGTGCATTACATTGTCATACAAATGCGGAATCAAAGTGTTCAATTCCTTGCCCGGAAAGTAGGGTCGCTTTTGCATGATTGGTTCGGTAACAATCGTTCCATCTTGAATCATCGTTTGCTTGCCGTTCTCTGTTTGAGTTTGCTTGCAAATTAAAACGATATGCTTCTGAGGAAGATAGTACAAAAGATTGGCTTTTGCCATCACATATTGAGACATTTCGCCGTATGCTTTCATGCCGTGCTTTTGCTTTTTAATTTCATCTGCCAATTTCAATTCAGCAATGTTTGACATTGAATCGACGCCGAGCGTATCGAAGTTCTTTGCTTCCGGCGACTTGCTCAACCATTCAAAAAATTCATCAATTTGCGGAATTGTGAAAGCTTCAAAACAAGGAATGTTTGAACTTCGCATTGACAGCATACCCGGCTCAGTCACAAGCAGCACTGGCCGGGGGGCCGTGTTGATAAGCGGTGTTTTACCGGAGCCGGGGCCACCAAACACAATGGATTTTACCCCAAATCGTTTGGCAAGTTGTGACGCCGGTTTCAAGTCTTTCAGGTTCATTTTGCCGCCTTCGGTGCAACTATTTCGAGAGTTGGGGCACCTTCGTTTGTGACGATAACTTTATCAATAATCGCTTTGTATTCTTGCGGCAATTGGTTGTACTCAGTTACTGACAAATCAGGTGTCCATTTTACCAGACGTTCCGCAATCAACTCACCAGCCGCGCCGTCTGCTTCAATTTCTTGCAAAGCTTTTTCAATTGCATGTTTGTCAGTTTTTCCGTCAAAAGTCTTCACAAACCCGTATGTAAGCTTTTTAACGACTTTTGCTTTCCAACCGTTGCCAAGCTCAATGTTCTCAGTACCTTTATCCCTTTCAGGGTCTGCAATGAAGTTTACAACCATTTTACGAAGCTGCATTTCGCGCTCTTTAGCTTCGTCCAACAGTGTCTTTGCAGCATCCCATTCTACCAACAAAGTGTCGCGTTTTGCGATGAATTCTTCATCACTGTATTCTACAACTTCGCCTGTTTCTTTGTTTGTAACAGTCTTCATAGAAGGCTTCCTTATTTAAGTTCCAGAATTTTACGTTCGTTTGAAAGGTCTCTGTTCAAAGCGTCGAATTCCGTAAACTTGTTAGGAAACCGCGCTCTGAGTTTTGCAATGTTAGCTTCCTGAGCTTCTTCAAAAGTAAACCCAAGCGAACTAGCAAGTAAAGCGAAATACCAGAAAACATCACCGACTTCTTCTTTGATATTTACTTCGTCAATTGAAGTTGGTTGATTGAAAAGAACCGCCTGAAGCACTTCCAGCAGCTCGCCAACTTCGGTGGCCGCGCCAATCAAGCCGTGAATAATCAATTCAGCTCGCTTAGGGTCTTCAGGGTCAACACGATCAGGAAAAGCGATGCAAGTTTTGCCAGAATCGAACGCAAAACCTTGGCCGTAAAAGATGGCACGTTTAATGCTATCCAGCTCGCGCAAGTTGGAAATGCAGGCGGCAATGCAGTTTTCAAAGCGATGTTCGGTCACAAATTCGCCGTGAAAAGTATTTGAAGCGGTTTGAAGGGCTTGGTCAACGTAATCTTTCATTTTGGGTTGCTCCACTGGTTAATGTAGGGTCATACTAAGCCCTTACGTTTTTGTTGTCAAATACAATTGACAGATATTTTTCACCTGTTTATGATGGCCCCGACTTGAACAAAGGAAAGTCCAATGCAAATGAATATCGATGCCTTAATAGACAGATTGAGAAAAGCCCACATTAGCAAGTCGCTGCGAAAGTTGGGGATAGATTGTGATGTTTCTCACGAAAAGCTGAGAAAGCTTATAGCGAGCAACTGCGAGAAAGACCGCAATATCACAATCGAAACCTACAACAAAATAAACGCAGGCTTGACAAAAAATGGCGTACGAAAACATCCCGGTTGAAATGCGAGCTTTCCCGCAATGGGTTGGCTGGCGCTATGAAGACAGAGACGCACCCAAGCCAACAAAAGTGCCGTATTCCGTCGATGGTTTTATGGCGAAAGTCAACGACCCGCTAACATGGGCGACTTTTGGCGAAGTGCTGCTTAAAGCAAAAGCTGGAATTTTCGACGGCATTGGTTTTGTATTAACCGAGCAAGACCCGTTTGCGTTTATCGACTTGGATGATACAAAAGGCGACGCCGAACTAATCGCAAAGCAGATGGAAATTTACAATGAGTTTGTCAGCTACGCTGAACGCTCGCCGTCTGGAAAAGGCTTGCACATTATAATCAAAGGCTCAATCCCAAGCGGAAGAAAGCGGTCTTCGATTGAAATTTATTCCAATCTGCGCTTTATGACAATGACCGGCGATGTATTCCGCAACGAAGCCATAACGGATTGCAACGTCGCCTTGAACATGCTTTATGAAAGAATGTCGCAGGGTAAAAACGTAGACCTTGCTTTCGGTAGTTTGGAAGCTTGCAAGCACACCAACGAAGAAATTTTGCAAGTGGCAATGAGCGCCCAGAACGCCGAAAAGTTTAACGACTTGTATTACTTGGGCAACTGGCAAAAATACTATCCTTCGCAGTCTGAAGCAGACTTTGCTTTGGTTGACATTCTCGCATTTTATTCTGAAAACCGTTGGCAAGTTCAAGATATGTTTTTGTCTTCTGCTTTGGGTCAACGTGAAAAGTCCCGCGCTCAATACCGCATAAACTACATGCTAGACCGCTGCTTCGACAGAATGTTGCCGCCTGTAGACATCGAAGGTTTTAGAAACCAAGTTCAAGAATTGATTGATAGCGAATTGCGAAAGCAGGCTATGGAAGAAGGCTTGCAGAAAATAGCCGCAATGCCTGCAATCGAGGCAGAGCCAGACCAACCGCCGCCGTTCTCCTTTGTCAAGCCAATGGATACCCCGTTTCAGCCTGAAGAAGATGAAGAAAGCGATATGAAGCCGCGCAACAGCCTCTACACGGTGCCTCCCGGCTTGCTTGGTGAGATTGCACAGTTTATCTACGCACAAGCGCCTAGACCTGTGCCGGAGATTGCGCTGGTCGGTGCTATCGGGCTTATGGCCGGTATTGTGGGCAGGTCATACAACGTCTCTGGCGTAGGTCTCAACAAGTACATTTTGCTACTGGCCCCCACTGGCACGGGTAAGGAAGCGATTGCAAGCGGTATTGACAAGCTTATGTCGCAAGTCGTTGTTGCGGTGCCTGCTGCTTTTGAATTTATTGGGCCGGGTAAAATAAACTCAGAGCCTGCTTTGCTGAAATATATGTCCAAAGTTTCAAACAGTTTTGTTTCCGTCGTTGGCGAATTTGGCATTGAACTTGGCATTATGTCAAGCCCGTTTGCACCTGCTCACCAACAAGGTTTGCTGAGAATGTTTTTGGATTTGTTTAACAAAACCGGCGAAGGTAAAATTTTAAAGCCATCTATTTATAGCGACTCAGGCAAAAGCACTTTGTCAGTTATCTCTCCAGCTTTGACGCTAGTTGGTGAATCTACGCCTGAAAAGTTTTACGAAAAGCTAGACGAATCGATGATATCTTCGGGCCTGCTGCCTCGATTTTCAATTATTGAATATAATGGCCCCAGACCGCCTTTGAATGAAGAAAGTCAATTTGCAAAACCTTCGTTTGAATTGATAGAAAAAATGACAAATCTTTGCTCATATTCTTTAATGCTGAATAGTCAAAATAAAGTTGTTAATTTAAAATCAAATTACGTTGCCGATAAACTATTTAAAGACTTTGACGTTTATTGTGATTTGAAAATTAACAAAACTACCAGCGAAATAAACAAACATCTTTGGAACCGTGCCCACATTAAGGCTTTGAAACTCGCCTCTTTAATCGCCGTCGGGTGCAATCAATACGAGCCTATAATTAACGAAGAAATGGCAAGTTGGGCTATCAATTTAACAATTGCAGACGCTAACAACATGATAAAGCGTTTCGAGTCTGGGCAGGTTGGCTTTGGCTCAGATGAACAGAAGCAACTGGCAATGTGCATGCAATACATTAAGGATTTTATTTGCTCGCCTTGGAAAGACGTAGCCAAGTATGTTGGCGACACATTCAAAACAATGCACAAAGACGCTATCGTTCCTTATAGCTATTTGCAAAGAAGACTTGCAAGCAATGTTGCATTTAAAAAGGATAGAGCAGGGCCGACAAACGCACTGAAGCGAGTAATAAAAACCATGCAAGACAGAGGCGACATTCAAGAAGTGAACCGGGCAACACTTTCCAAAACTTACGGCACAACTTCAGCCGCATATGCAATTTCAAATTCAAAAGCGTTTGAAAAATTAGGGTAAGCGACCTTTTTCAAATTTGAGGGTAAGCAACAATTTTCGCCAGAAGTTTTATTTTTGAGGGTAAGCGATGTTTTGAAATTTCGCCAAACAAATCAGATTTAGGGTAAGCGACAATTTTAGGGTAAGCGACCTTTTTCGCAATTTTGGAATGAAATTATTTTTAGGGTAAGCGACCTTTTTCGCCAGACAGCAACAAATTCCACTTCAGCCGCAAACGGCCAGCCGTGCCAAAATTTCGCCAGACGCGAAAAACGCACACGAGCGCAAACGCAAATGCGAACCATTCGCAATCAATACAAAATTTAAACGAACGAAAAAAAGCAGACTAAGTAGCAAACCTTAACCTGCTTTTTTGCGTTATGTCAAACCTGAAATTGTTTGTACATTGTTTGGCCGAAATTTGTGTAAGCGTTTCGCTCTTTAACGTTTAACTTGTCATAAGCATCAAAGTCTATATACCAATCAGCATCTAGTTTTTTACGTTCTTTAGAAATTGAATCAAGTTTTGATTGCAATTCTTCTAACGCTTCTTTTATTTTCAAATCTTTCATTTTCCCGCACTCCTTATTTGTTTTAGATAGCTCATTGAATCAGCATATAAAAGAAATGTCAACAAATATTTAAAAAGAATTTAAGAAAATAACTTTAAAAGTATGTTGACACTTAAATTTAAACGTATAGAATAAGGCCATCTAAACAAATTTAAGGAGTGTATAAAATGCAAATAAGCAAAACGACGCGAAACAAAGTTAAAGCTTTAAAGGATTTTATCCGCGAACCTTACGCATGGCCGGGAGGATATGCCAAAGTATTATATATGAATGACGGTGAGCCAGTTTGTAAGGAATGCGCGAAAGAAAACTACAAATTGATTCTACGGGCAACAAGGGATTGCGACCGCTCAGGATGGAATGTGGAAGCAGTAGATATACATTGGGAAGGCGCGTCGATGATTTGCGCGAATTGCAACAAAGAACTACCGAGCGAATATGGCGAACCAGACGAAGAAGAAAACGACGGACAAAAAGAATAAAAAAAAGCTTTACAGAACTTTAAATGTAGTTTAATCTAGAACCACTTAATACAAACCTTGCGGAGTAAACAAAATGCCAATGTATATAGATGTAACAAAGTCAATCTTTATCGATACTTTTAAAAGTGTCCGCCCTGATAATTTTAATTATTCCGGCCTCTGCGCTCTTTACGAATTTTTAGACGAAATTGATGAAAATTGCCAATTGGACGTGATTGCAATTTGTTGCGATTTTACACAATACGACACAATCGAAGAAGCACTCAAAGCCTATGATTGTGAAGACAGAGACGAATTAGAAAACCAAACTTTAATTATAGATTGCAACGACGAATCGGTAATTGTGCAAAATTGTTAAAAGGTGACAAAATGAAAATTGAAACAATAAGCCGGGAAGTTTACGAATCTTTGAGAGTCAAACCCACATTGACTAATGAGGAAAGAGGCAAGCTTGAGCAATACGACATTGTTACCAGTCCACCTTATGTAATATTTGCCTATGTAGGCGACAGTTTGAAGAACGGCATGGGCATTGATAGAGAAGTCGGCTGTACTTACCCTATTACAACATGGACAGGCGACCCAATAGGCTTTGCTTCGATTGGCAGTAAATGGCGCGTGAATAGCTTTATGGGTAGTCACCTGCATCAATTTTACGCCGTTATAGCTGGCCGGGAATACACTGGTCGCGGCTTTGGGTCTGGAATGTGTGTGAGATTAAAAGAGACGGCAGAAAGCAAAAGGAAGAGAGCATGAAACTTTCAAACGAAGAACTTGCGAAAGAACGAAAAAAAGCATTTATAGTTTTAAGCATAATTGCTTTCGCTCCTGTACTGGTCGAACTATTTATGAAATTATTTTAAATATTCGCTTGCAATCCTTTTTGGTTGTGGTATTCTGAACTCACTTAAACAACAAACCAAACTTAAAAGGAACCTTGCAAAATGAAATTTCAAACAGAAGCACACAAAGCAGAATGGGCACACGCAGACACCTGCCTCCCTGATTACTGGAGCGGCCACCATTTACCGCACGTCTCAATCCTTGTATGGAACGGAATGACAATAGGCATGGTGCGGGAGGCAATCCGCTCAGAGCTAGCGCAAGGCGCTGTCATGGGCAATACAGATGAGGCGCGTTTACTGTCTGCCGATATGGTGCGACCAGACGAAGAAAAGAAGGCAAACCGGCTAACCAAAAAAGTATATGCCGCAATAAATCGAATTAAAAGCAACACCAAAAAGCGAAACTTGTTCCCAGACTTGCCAAAAGAAACAGAAGAACAGGATGAAAGTATTTATGCTTACTTTGTTTTAATTGAGGTTTGAACCATGATAGAAATTTATTGGGAAGTAGATGGCTGTTCCGGTTGCTCAATATGCCGTAAAGAAGAGAAACAAAAAACAATCGAAGCTTTAATAAAAGCAGGCTATACAATCCTAAATTAAATGAATTCCCGCAAGGAACCTTTAGCCACTGTTACAGGTGGCTTTTTTTTTGTCTGGCGCTTTCCCGATCTGCCCACAATTTAGCCTGTTTGATAGATGTAGATAGTTTACCAGTGATTGACTAGCTTTGTGGGCATTGTTATTGCGATCAGGCTCAACCAAAGGCGATAACAGAGCGATTGAGGCAAAAGGAATACTAAGGTAGCTCTAAAGCAATAGAATCGATTGTGGCGCGTTATAGAGCGTTTGAGCTTTGTACACTGGATTGTGTAATTGATTAGTGATTAAAAATTGAGCAAATTGTTACTTGAACGATTGTTAATTAGAAAAAGTGACGTAAGTCATTGATAATTTCGAGAAAAAGTAAAATAAACAAGCGTTCAAATTGTAAGTCATTGAATTTTATAGAAACAGGTGTTTTCGGGGAAAATATACCAAATATTTCAATGTCCATAAAATGACCCCCCAAAAAAAATAATTTAAAAAATAATATATATATATAATAAATACGCTTAATTCAAAGGCTTACGAAAAAAACTTTTTTCATAATCAAATTTGCTTGCAAGTATTCTGTTTTGTAGATTTTGCGTTCTTGTCCAACACAATATTATCAATTATTTTTTTTATATCAAAAATTGCGTTCCAAAAAATTTTTTTGACTACGATTTACAAACAGCACTAACACCTTGCAAAACAAAAGTTTTTAGTGTACGCTTATAACTGTTTGATTCGCCTGAGAAATCGGGAGATATAGAAAATTGTTTATCTAACAGCCTTTATGTGGGCACATGGGAGCCAGTGTAATGACATTTAAATTTAGAGAAGAAATTGACTACACAATAGCAAAATCAGAAGGTAAAAAGCTCAGAGCACCGAAAAGCAAATACCCGTTTAATAAATTGCAAATAGGTGAGGAATTTATTATTGAATATGATGAAAAGATATTAAAATCTGTAAGAAGTTTGGCCGGTAGATTTAACATGAAAACTGATCTTAAATTTTCGGTGCATCACGACCGATATACAAATAAAATCCACGTTGGAAGGATTAGCTGATTATGTGCATAGCCTGTGACGCTTTAAAGCTTGGTGCTAGTGACGAAGTTATGAACAAAATTTATTTGCTAATTGAAACGCTGCAAAAGTTTGAAGACATAGTATTGCGTGCGGCTGAAACTAACCAGCTTGCTTTTGAGGATGTACAAGCGTGCGTGCAAATTGTTACCTTGCTATGTATCGAAGGCGACGAAGAACAGCGCACGGCTTTTGTGAAAAATCACGCTCAATTCAGAATGAAGAGTCAAGAAATTTTGCATTGAAATTGAACAGGTATTTTAAAATGAATTTAAATGAAATAGAACAGGTATTACAGAATGCTAGAACTGAAGTTTCTATAGTGCAATCGTTTAAAGCTTTTGCGAGTGCTTTGCAATACAGCATCCCTGCTTATGCAAATCAATTGCCGAAAATTGAGGAAGAATTGCGAATTGCAAAAATAAATGTTAAAAGTTTGAACCATGTTAGATTACGAATTTTATTCCCAATTAAAGAGGTAGATTGTGATTAAACTCGCTGAAGGTGCAAGTGAACATACCCATCAAGTAGCACTCTTTTCTTGGTGCGCTGTCGCTGCCTTGCATGGCTTTGTGGTAGCAGACAAATGGGCAGATGGTATGCCTATAGGTGATGCAAAGGCGCTGCATGGGTCTAATGCAGTGCCAGAGCTTCGCTGGTATCACGCTATACCCAATGGCGGCGCAAGGGGTGACGATGCAAAGAGCCGGGCTATAAGAGGGGGCCAGCTCAAGGCCGAGGGGGTGAAGGTTGGCGTATCTGATACCTTCCTGCCAGTTAAGCGTGGTATATGGTCAGGACTTTACATCGAACTTAAGAAGCCGGGTAAAGGCAGTAAGGTTAGCGAAGAACAATCCGAGTTTGGCGAATTCGTTAAAGCGCAAGGCTTTGGATTTATAGTGTGCTATGGATGGAAAGAAGCAAAAGAAACTTTAATAATGTACTTGCAAACGTAGTTTAAATGTAGTCTAATGGCTTAACTTAATTTAAAGGTGAACCAGTGGCCGCATTAGACGATATGCACCTAAGCACATTCTATGCCCGTACTGCCAAAGGCTATACCGTAGAACAGGCACTAACCATGCCAAAGTATGTACGCAAATGGCAGTTTGAACTTGAAGCAAAAGAAGGTCAAACTTTGTTAGAAATAGTTAGACGTGAATTCGCTGCTGGTGTATCATTGCACGCAATTGAAAGAAGTTTTGGACTGAAGCGCGATACACTTTATTACCGTGTTAAACGCTGGAAGGAGCAAGGCTTATTATGAATGAAAACATTGCAGTTAAAGTCGAAAAAGCTTGCAATGAATACGGCAACGCCTTACAGGAATTAAATAAAGCTTATGCAAAAGAAAACCTTGCCTTTGCAGAATTGCAAAAGCTTTTAACAGAGCTTGACAACACTTCTAAGGAAATTAAAAAATGAATCAACTAATGTACGCCTGCTTGAATCAAGTTTTGGTGATTGTGCTAACTGCCGTGCTGTCCGCCCTAATGTGGGATAAAATTCAATCGGATAAGCTCGAACGGTTAGAACAGTATGAAAACGCCATTCTTGAATGTGAGATTGATCTACCGCGAAATCAGCAATGCGAACTTATAGCCCGTATATCCCGAACTGAGCTGGGAGACGTGGCGCCAGTGAGTGAACTTAAATGAAAGAGCAAACCTACACTCTAAGCTACTGGATAAAAGAAACACCAGACGCAGAATGGAAAAAAGTCTACATTGAAGGTTTGACCGAAAGCCAATGTATTGAAAAGTGGAATGAACTCAACCCACTTTCGCAAGTTGCCGTGCCACAAATTGAGGCAGGTGAGCCAACTAAACCTTTTAATCGAGAAGTAAAAGAAATTTCTAAAAAGAACTTGCAGCCGAAAAGAAAAGCCAGTAGAATTAATAAACTTCAAAAGTTAAGAGGTTTTTAAAATGAAAAGATTGGAACAACAAATAAACAGAATTAAAACTTTTGTCGATTTGCACGGGAATCTTTCTGACAGGCTGGCGATGCAAGAGATTGTCGAAGCCCTATCGCAGCAGGAAGCGGAGCCGGTTGCTGAATGCGGCGATTGTATGGAGCTGATTGACGAGCGGGATGGCTGGGAAGAGAGGGCGACCGCTCTTGCTGACGCCGTAGGAGAATACTTCGGCGTTCCAGTTGGCGAGCACAAAAGTGCGAATTGCCCGATAAGCGAAGCGATGAAAATTCTCAACGGGGAATATAAAACACCAGCGGTAGACAAAGCATGGGGCAGGTTTCAAGCAGCTGTCACTGAGCCTGAGCCGGTTGCATCAGTGCCGCATAACTTGTCGGAATTGCTACACACTGCAACCATTAAATCAGGGACGGTTATCGCTGACTCAGTGCCGCAGGATGTGGGTCAGTTTATTGCCCAGAATACTGTCTTTGCAAAGGCCGCATCTAGCAACGCCGTGAAATTCATCCCCGCCTATAAAGTTGAGGAATGGATGGCCGGTCACAAAAGGGTGGCAGTACCCAAGCCAGCATTTTTAATTCTTGAAAACATTAACGAGGCATTGAGAAATTATCTCATTCTTTGTTGTGATAAGCCTGAGAGTCCTCTTTACTCGAAGAAGCTTTCCGAAGTCGCCATGTCAGATTTTCACTCATTTGTTTCTTTGGGTGGCGATAAATTGTTTGAAGCCATGCTCACCGCGAGCAAGGAGGGTGGGAAGTGAGCTTGAGGCAGTGGCACTCATCACACAAAGTAACCGGCGCTCTACCTGTAGATGGTAGGGAGGCGTGCGATAAATGCGGCCTGAAAGCATGGCTGCGAGATAGAGGCTCAGAATACGACGGGGATATTATCTACCCCTGTATGGGTGCTGACTATAAGGCCCGAAAGAGTGGCGAAAACCATCACCCGGCGAAAGACCACAAGCAAGGAGCCTCACAATGAAGATAAGGAGTCTTGAAATGGAACAAAGTTCAGGCATGTTATATACGCACGCTGATTGTCCTTATTGCTATAGCGGCAATGAATACGAAGGCGATATTAAATGCGAAGTTGTAGAGTGTTGTGATTGCGGAAAGGAGTTTGAAACAAATTGAATTGCATTTTCTGCGAAGTAATTAGAGCAAGGCTGTTTGCAAACGCTTATGAAAGTTTAGGCTTGCTTTATTGCGATATTGCAGAAAGGCTTTCTGACAAGTTTGGTGAAAACTACTTTGTCAAAATTGAAACAAGCCCTGACAAAGTGACGCACAGTGTTTATCGTTATAACAAACTGCCTCCCCACAACCACTATTTAATTTTGCAGAAGGTTCATAAACGTGCGAACAGAACAGCAGAATCGAGATTTGGTGAAGGAACTAGCGACAACGAAGAATTGCATAGTTGAAGAACAAACCAAACAGTTTGTAGTTTATCGCAACATGAAACCTAGAAAGGTTTTTATAGGCAGAAGAAAAGATTTAGTTTCTTTGATTAAATTGCTTTCAAGGTGTTGACACAAACTTTAAACGAAGTACAATAAGCCTAACTTAACAACGAAAGGTGATTTAAATGTGCTACATGATTTTAAACTCAGCAAATGTTATAGTAGGTAAAGCCGAACAACGAAACGAAGCAAATTCAATGGCAAAAGAAATCGCCTTGACTTCAAAAGAAAGTTTAACGCTTTATGAAAAGATTGCCGTCGCAGTCTACGAAGAAAGCGCAACAATCAAAGAAGCTCACAGGGGCTAAGATGGAACTCAAACTTTATCACGGCGAAAATGCACTTCCTTATACTGTCTGGGTTGAGTTTGATGCTGCTGACCCTAGTGTGGGCTATAACGAACCTTGCATTTCTGAAGTTGTTATTCTGAGCATTGCAGGTTCTTCTGACAAAACTGAAATTGCCGATTTTCAAGAAAGCTTGACTGACGAAGATTGGCAATACATTAACAAAAAAGCTTACGAAGAATTGGAAAAACCCATTTACTTTTGAAAATAACTTTTGTTACAATACAGGCTCTGTTAAAATTCATTCACTTTAAGAGGATTTAAAAAATGGCAAACCCGAAATCCAAAGCAAGCCCAAAAGCAACCTCAGTTGTTGCAACGCTCGAAACAATTGTTGCAGCCGGTGCAAATGGCATGTACACTTCACCTGAAGTGCATTCTGCGCTTGTAGAAGCTGGACTTGTTGAAATCAATCCGGCAATTAAAAATCAAGCGGGTGAAATCGCAACCCGCGCAACCCAAAAAGGTATTGACAGCATCATGACAAACAACACAACCGCAGCACCGGCTGCAACTGAAACAAATGTAAAAAGCGGTTTTATTATCGAAGACGCAATTCCAGTGCCAAAAATCGCTGCTCGCGGTCGCGCCGCTTCCAGTGCCTATCCGTTCGATGATATGCAGGTTGGTCAGAGCTTCTTTGTGCCAAACAGCGAGAAGCGCCCTAACGCTGCAAAGTCACTGGCAAGCACGGTATCAGGCGCCAATGCTCGCTATGCCGTACCCAGCGCAGACGGCGCTCATGAAATGGTGAGTGTCAAGCAGTACGCTCTGGATGCCAACGGCAAGCGCGTCAAAGACACCAACGGCAAGTTTGTTGTGACTGGCCCTGACCTGCAAGAATCTCGCCCTGTGATGGTACAGACCCGCGAATTCATCGTTCGCAGTGTCGTTGAAAACGGTGTTGCTGGTGCCCGAATCTGGCGCCAGTCTTAAAGAATTGGCTGGAGTCAGGCGCATCGTTTCCCTACCGGGTACGCCAACGCACTGCGCTTGACTTCCGGCCTCTTATGCTGTAATTTTTAAACTGCTTTTCTTTGTAATTCCAAAAGGAGTATTAAAATGCTAAGTTTTATCCGCAGAAATGCGCTGGCCTTTTTGTTTCGCTGTTGTTCCTCAGTCCTGATCCTTGCTTCTACAGTTTGGCAATATGCGGTTGGAAATGCAGTTGAACTGCATCAAGACGCAATTGCCAAAATCGAAATGGTTTCGGCTCAACTGAAGATAACGAGTTGCAAAGTCGCCACTGAATGCTTCCAAGTTGTTTCGGCCTGTTGTGCTAGGCTGCACGTCACAATGTTGGCCGCTTTGAATCGAACCCGTTTTGCTGAAAACCTTTAAAACCTTACATGGCTGCTACACTAAAAGCCTCTGACTTAAAATCAGGGGCTTTTTTTCGTCTTTACTTTCTGCCATAATCGGCCATAAGTAAAACACCCGGAGTGTGTAGCATGACACAAGGAACAAAAGAGTCACCGCAATTTACATTGCAAGATTTAGAAGCCTTGATTGAAAGAGCCGCCGAACGTGGTGCAAATGCCGTACTTGTGCGTTTAGGGTTGGAAGATAATCAAGCAATTCACGATGTAAGAGAAATGCGTTCTGCTATCGGAATATTTCGTGAAATGCGCCGTAAGTTTGTAATGCTTCTTTTGCAAGTTGTAACTATAGGTTTAATCGGTCTTATTGTAGTAGGTGCTGGCAAAAAGCTTTCAGGCGGCGAATAATGTCAACACAATACGACGAACTTTTAAAAAAAGCTTCTGCAAAAAACTTCCCCAATCAAGACTGGCGTTTGTTAAAATCCCAGCTTCGTCAAGAAAGCCAATTCAACCCAAATGCAACTTCTCGCTCCGGTGCTGTAGGCTTAATGCAATTTATGCCTGAAACTTGGAACGAATGGTCTGCTAAAGCAGGCTTCCCACAATCATTACGAAACGAGCCTGAAGCCTCGATAATGGCAGGCGCTTTGTATATGATGGATTTGTGGGCAGAATGGGACTCGCCTAGACCTGAAATAGACCGCTACTGTTTGGCACTTGCCAGCTACAATGCTGGGCTTGCCAACATAATCAAAGCTCAGAAGCTTGCAGGCGGTGTAAACGATTACAAAGCAATTATTCAAAAATTAAAAGAAGTTACAGGGCCGAAAAATGCTCATGAAACGATGACGTATGTTAGAAGAATCTTAAATTACTACACTGAAGAGGTTGTTGGTTAATCATGGAACCGTTGCAAAAGTCGCATTTTAAAACAGGCTGTTACGTTGAAGTTTTAGACAATCCGGGCATGTTCATGTTAACTGAAGAACTTATTTATTATTCGGCAAAGCTTGATAAAGATATTCAAGTGCCTGCTTTTTATGTAACAGATTTTGCAAGCATCCCTTGGTTCTTTCATTCAATTATTCAAGTGAATGGCAAACACAGAAAGCCTGCTGTTTTGCACGATTATCTTTGCACTGACGGTGAAACTATTGGAATTTCTCAAAGAGACGCAGATTTAATTTTTTACGAAGCAATGGAATCAATGGATACGCGATTAACTCAGCGAACTATTATGTTTGGGATGGTTAGAGCATATCAATTTACAAAACATTCAATCAAAGGATTATTTAAATGAAACTGTTTTTAACTATTGTAAGCTTTTTGTTTTTAACTTCGTGCGCTGCTGGTGACATTGATACGGTGCTTGGGGTTTCCCCTGACGAAAATGCAAGCTTTTGCGCCGAGTTTGAATCGAACGCTCCTTTCGGCAGTGCAAAAATAAAACGTATCGAGATACCAAGCGGCATTGATGCAAAAGAAATTACAAGCATTGATGACTTGGAAAGGCTTGACCGCATTCTTTGCCCTGATTGACTGTGACAAATAGTTTTCCTTCCTGTATATTTGCGCCAATGTTTAAAAAGAGGCGCAAGCCATGACCGATGAAGTTGTAACCATAAACACAGAAGCCGAAGACCTTGCTGCTATTGAGCTGGAGGAAAAGAAGGCTTTTGCTTTTCAGCTTATTGAAAATCCAAACGACCCGTTTCAAGCGGCCTTAAATGTATTTCCGTCAAATACAACTAGGGCTTTGCGTATTGCTCATGAATGGAAAAACGATAAAGATGTAATTGAATTTAAAAAACAATACTTGAAGAGTGAAGACGCTCTAAAAAACGTAGCAACTAAAGCTGAACTTGCTAGAGAAACTTGGAGAAGACTCCAAGCCATACCTGCTGAAGAAGTTGACGCTTTTGTAAAAATTGGCGATTTGTTCGGTAAGATAATGGGGTATATTCAAAAGCCAGAAACAAATGTTGTAGTAAATAACCAAATTGACAATCGTGTTATGGTTGTTAAGGATTTAGGAACTAACGAAGAATGGGAAGTTAAAGCCGCTGCTCAACAAAGGAATTTGCTAAGTGTCAGCACCAGCAAACATTGACAAAGCTACTTCAAAAGAAGTTGATGTAATCTGGCAACCAATCCCAAACTCGTCTCAAGAAATTGCGATTGATACACGTTGCGACCATACGCTTTACGAAGGAGCAAGGGGGCCGGGTAAAACAATTACCCAGCTAATGCGATATTTGCGACGTGTTGGCTTAGGATATGGCGAATATTGGAAAGGAGTTATTTTTGACTTAGAGTTCGATAACCTAAGCGGTCTAGTAACTGAGTCTAAAAAGTGGTTCCCGAAAATATTCCCGAATTGCAAATTTTACGAATCTACGCAATCTTATAAATGGGTGTTTGCAACTGGCGAAGAACTTCTTTTTAGGCACGTTAAAAAAGTATCTGATTACGATGGTTTTCACGGTCACGAATATCCATTCATAGGCTGGAACGAATTAACAAAACATCCTACTTCTGAACTTTACGACAAGTTTATGTCTGTAAACAGAAGTTCTTTCGACCCTGAAAGAGATACGCCAAAAGATAACAAAGGTATTTATTTAACTTTCGACGGCAATCCTCTCCCCAAAATACCGTTGGAAATTTTCAGTACAACAAACCCTAACGGGCCGGGGCACAATTGGGTTAAACGCCGCTTTATAGATTGCGCTCCAAGGGGTGTTGTGGTTAGAACTTCAGTTGAAGTGTTCAACCCACAAACTCAAGAAAACGACACGGTTGTTAAAACTCAGGTTACTATTTTCGGTTCTTACCGGGAAAACATTTATCTGCGACCAGAATACGTTGCTGAACTAGAAAGCATAACCGATGAAAACCTTCGCAGGGCTTGGCTGCATGGCGATTGGGACATTGTGACAGGGGGTGCCTTGGATGACCTCTGGAATCGCTCTGTACACGTCTTGCCGCGCTTTGTGCCGCCTGCTGGCTGGCGTATAGACCGGGCTTTCGATTGGGGTTCAACGCATCCATTTAGTGTGGGCTGGTTTGCCGAAGCCAATGGCGAAGAAGCAACGATAATTTCAGGCAATGAAGTTAGAACTTTCTGCCCGCCTCCCGGCACTTTGGTTCAACTTGCCGAATGGTACGGCACGGCAGATATTGGAACGAACAAAGGCTTGAAACTTTCAGCTCCAACAATAGCCGAAGGTATTAAAGAACGTGAAATTTCTCTAATGATAAACGGTTGGATTTTGACGCAACCTTATCCGGGGCCAGCCGACAATCAAATAAGGGACGTTCGAGAAGAAGACGTTGACACCATAGAGAAGAAAATGCTAGACCGGGGAATTCGTTGGGAAGAGTCCGACAAGTCGCCGGGAAGCAGACGCAACGGCTTGCAGCTTATAAGAGATCGGCTTGAAGCTTCTTTGAAAGGTGAAGGAGCTGGATTGTATTTCATGCAGAATTGCATTGGTTCCATTTCCACAATTCCCACATTGCCCAGAGACGAAGACAAGCCTGATGATATTGACACTTCCGCAGAAGACCATCCTTATGATATGGTGCGGTACAGGGTTTTGAAAGGCGCTAACAGATCAGCGACAAAAATCAAATTTGTATTTCCAACTTAAAGGTTTAATAAAATGCAGAACGTCTGCTTTGTTCGCCCTGAACTCAAAAAAGTTTTGCCAATGTATCGTTTGATTGCAGACGCACTTGCTGGCGAAACTGCCGTAAAAGAACAAACTACAACTTATTTGCCAATGGTAAATCCCGGCGACACGAGCACTGAAAACAAAGCCCGCTACCGAGCCTATTTGACAAGGGCTGTATTTTATAACGTAACGCGAAGAACTTTGTTGGGATTGATTGGGCAAGTTTTTTCAGTTGACCCGGTTGTAAAAGTTCCTGCAATTTTGGAACCAGTTTTAAAAGATGCAACTGGAACAGGTGTTAATTTAGTTCAGCTTTCAAAAAAGTGTTTGGGCTACACTTTGGCTTATTCCAGAGCTGGCGTTTTTGTAGATTACCCTAGAACTTCCGGCGAAGGGACTACTGTTAAAGAACTTCAAGATGGTTTCATAAGACCTACAATTTCAGTTTATGAACCTCAAAACATAATTAACTGGCGAGTTGTTGAAAAAGGTTCGCGTGAAATTTTGTCGCTAGTTGTTCTTTACGAAAGTTACACAGGCTCTGACGATGGTTTTGAAATCAAACTTCATCCGCAAATAAGAGGTTTAGTTTTAAAAGACAATGTTTATGTTCAACTTTTGTTTAGAGAAAAAATGCCAACGGAATTCAAGCCAACGCGCATTCCAAGTGCTTCAAACTTTGAAGTTGTTGACGCTATCCCAATTACAGGTTCGGACGGCAATCCTTTAACAGAAATTCCATTTTCTTTTGTTGGTTCGGAAAATAACGATTCTGAAATTGATTCGCCGAATATGTATGATATTGCAAGCTTGAACATCGCTCATTTCAGAAATTCGGCTGACTACGAAGAAATGGTTCACTGGTCTGGACAGCCGACCGCAGTTATATCCGGCGTCACTCAAGAATGGGTTGAGAAGGTTTTGAACGGCGTGGTTGCTCTGGGCAGTCGCGGCGGAATTCCGTTGCCAGCAGGGGCTGACGCAAAACTGCTGGAGATAAGCGAAAACGGAACTTTGAAAGAAGCGATGGAAACCAAAGAAAGACAAATGGTTGCATTAGGTGCCAAGCTTGTTGAGCAAAAGCAAGTTCAAAGAACTGCGTTTGAAACTAAAGTTGAAGCAACAAGCGAAGGTTCTATTCTCGCAAGCTGCTCCAAAAACGTGTCTTCAGTTTTTAAATGGGCTTTGGATATTTGCGCTTCTTTTTCAGGCGCTGATTCAGCTACAATTGAATTTGAACTGAACTCTGATTTTGATATTGCAAAAATGTCAGTTGAAGAACAAAGACAAACCGTTGCGAATTGGAAAGACGGCGCAGTTACTTTTGAAGAAATGCGAAATGTTCTTAGAAAAGCAGGCGCTGAACTTGAAAAAGACGAAGTTGCTAAAACAAATATAAAGAAAGAAGCTATGGACAACCTAGCTTTGGAAGCCGCTGCTTCTGGCGTAATGGAAACAACGGTTAAATAAAATGGATGAAAACAGCAAATTTTTAGACATATCGGTTAGAAAACAACTTTATCTCCAAGGTGTTTTGAATTATTTGAATTATGAATTTTCAAAAACAACCGAAGATTTGAAAGTTGAAGTTCTCGCTTTGCTTGCTTTGATAAGCTCTCAGAAATTTGAATCTATGAGTAGAACTGAACTTAGCAAGTTAATTATAAATCTAAAAAGAGCACAAGCTTATGTTTTCAAAAATTACGAAAGCAAGTTATTCGCTCAATTAGCTTTGTTTTCAGCCGAAGATTTATCTTTGTCAAGAATACTCTGGGCGAATGCTTTTTTAGAAAGCAAGAACCAAAAAGCTAAAATCGAAAAAGACGAAGAAGCAATTTCATTTATAATAAAGCACCATAAAACAAATGCACTTCCTTTCGCTTTATACGGCATTGAAGTTATAAATGAAATAACAGCAAACCGCATTTTTAAAGCTGCTGTTAATACTCCAATGCCTGCAAATGGTTTAAATTTGGAAAACTTTTTAAAAGGCTTTCTTGCTTCGGCGCAAGTTGGCATTGAAAACACAGTTAGAAAAGCTTGGGCTAATAAAAAGTCAATGCCTGAGTTGACAAATGACATTGGCGGCGCATCGAAACCCGGCTTCACTTCGCAAATACAGAAAATAAAGCAGCAAGGCAATGCGGCGCTCGCAACTTCACTACAACACTTAACGTCGATAATTGGCGCAGGTGTTGTCTCAACTTTCTTTTCTTCTTACACTTGGTTGTCAGTAATAGATAACGCAACAAGCGCAATTTGCTATGAAAGAAACAAGAAAGTTTTTAAGTTTGGAAAAGGCCCGCTTCCGCCTGCCCACATTCTTTGCAGATCGCACATAGCACCTTATGTGGGCATTGGTGACATTGCAAATCAAAGTCTGTATGCTTGGGCAGTCAGACAGCCTGAAAAAGTTGCAATTGATTTATTTGGAATTGAAATTGCAAATAAAATAAAAAATGGAACTTTGAAAGCAAAAGATTTGCAGGAATATATTTATGCAAATCGTCTGACACAAACGCAGTACAATCGAAAATCAACTTTAATATTAACCTAATGCGGTGCATTAGAATCCAAGGAGTCCTTGAAATGGCATTAAAAAGTAAACTCACAAAAGAAGAATTCAACAAACTTTCTGAAGTGTTGAAGCAAGAATACATCGCCGACGCAGATGGTGGTTACAAATTGGACATTTCAGACGCCGAAGATATAGGAGCTTTGCAAAGAGCTTTAATTCGTGAGCGCGATGCCGCTGGAACTTCAAAGAAAAGAGTTGCCGAACTCGAACAGCAGCTTGAAGAATTGAACAGCAGTGACGCAAGAAAGAAAGGCGACATTGCAACTTTGGAGAAAGGCTGGAAAAAACAGCTAGACGATTCAAGAACTGAAGCAGAGGGAAAAATATCAAAGCTTTCAAACTTTTTACAGAAGAGTTTGATTGATAACGTAGCTTTAAGTTTGGCTTCAAAGCTTTCAAAAAACTCCCCGGTTCTTTTGATGCCGCATATTAAATCCAGACTGGTTGCTGATTTTGATGGTGACGAACCTGTTACAAAGATTTTGGATAAGAACGGGAAGCCTTCAAACCTAAGTCTTAGTGATTTGGAACAAGAATTTGTTGCAAACAAAGATTTTGCCTCTATAATCACAGTTACGAAAGCTTCCGGCGGTGCCGGGAACAAGCAAACCGGCGGCGGTGCCCCAAATACAAACTCTGAACAAAAACCCGCCGACCTTTCCAAGTTGGGGCCAAAAGACTTAGCGGCTCGCATAACGGAAAATAAGGCCAACCAACAAGGTACTTAAAAATGGCTCTTTCCGATTTGGCTGTATATTCCGAATACGCTTATGCTTCAATGACTGAAGTTCTGGCGCAGCAAATTGATCTTTTCAACGGCGCTTCTGGTGGCGCAATTCAACTTAGTGCAGCAGCGCATCAAGGAGACTTCTCAGACACTGCGTTCTTCGCTAAGGTGTCAGGTTTGGTTCGCCGTCGAAATGCCTACGGTTCAGGCGCTGTATCTGAAAAAGTAATGGCGCATTTGGTTGACACGATGGTTAAAGTTGCAGCAGGTACCCCGCCCGTGCGTCTTGACCCCGGTCAATTCAAATGGATTCAACTAAATCCTGAAGTAGCAGGCGCAGCACTTGGCCAGCAATTGGCAAAAGACACAATGGCAGATATGCTGAATATTGGTCTTGGTTGTGCTTCCGCTGCTTTGTCCCAAGTTACCGCAATTGTTACTGATATCACTGGCGAAACAACCCCCGCTGATAAAGTCAGTTTTATTGTGCAAAACACAGCGGCTGCAACATTTGGTGACGCTGCCAGCAACATTGTTGCTTGGTTGATGCACAGTAAGCCGATGTTCGATTTGTACGCTAACGCACTGACGAACACCGAACGCCTGTTCACTTACGGTTCGGTTAATATCATTCGTGACCCATTTGGGCGCTTGCTGGTAATGACTGATTCGCCCAACCTGTACACAGGCTCTCCGGCTGTTTACAGCTCGCTCGGTTTGGTGTCAGGCGGTTTGAGCATCCAACAAAACAACGACTTTACCGCAATCGAAGAAGCCAAAACTGGTGATGAAAACATCAAGCGTATTTACCAAGCCGAATGGTCTTATGAACTTAGCATTCAAGGTTTTGCTTGGGATAAAACAAACGGTGGCAAATCTCCAACCGATGCAGCTTTGCTGACTTCTACGAATTGGGACAAGTACGCAACCAGCAATAAAGACATTGCTGGTGTTCTGATTAAGTCTCACTAAGAAGTAGAAACAGAAGGGGTGTAAAAACCCCTTCTGTTATTCGACCTTTAAATTTAAACAGGTGATTAAATGAAACTTTGCAAAATTCTATTTTTTGTTGATGGCTTTGCGCCAACATCGCAAGATATGCTCGAAGCTTCAGAAATGAAAGCAAACGTAATGTTCAGAAACGCTCAAGTAGTTCCAGCCGAAGGTTCTCTTGAACAGTGTGACGGAGTAGCAGGTTGTGTGCCACCGAGTTATGCTGCTAAGTTTCCAAAGGCCGACGAAGCAATTGAAAAAATGCAAAAAGAAATTAAAAAAGCTGCTGAAAAAATGGGCGATGTAAAACCGCCTAAAAAACCGGCAAAGCTTGAACCAACCCCGGAACCAACCCCGGAACCTGAAAAAAAATCTGAACAAAACTCAAGCTGGAAACCAAACGCTTAATTTGGAGTTTTAAAAATGTCTCAGCGAATTATATTTTTTACAGAAGGCGCAACAGCAACAGCGCCTGAAATTGCAGAAATTGCTGCTATAAACGCAATGGCTGTAAACCCATACGAATTGCTTGTTTTGAATTCAACGGCTTCCCCGAATTACGGGGCTGGCGCAATTTCTGCCGATTATGTTGCCGGAACTTTGGTCGCACCTTACAACGTAGCTGAAACCTATCCGGTTTTTGATTATGAAAACCCGCCAGACCCTGTTTTGATTGCAACCAAAGCAACAATCACAGATAACGTCGCAATTCAAATCACTGACGGCGATGTAACTTTTCAAATAGCAGCAAATGCAATTGAATCCGGCGCTTTTGTACCGGATGGTGTAAAAGCTTTTGTTTCTGATAATGTTGCTGTTCCAATCACTGACGGAGAAGTTACTTTTCAAGTTGCTGTTGGTGCAATTGACTCAGGAGCTTTCTCGCCAACCGGAACGAAAGCTTTTGTTACTGACAGTGTTGCTGTTCCAGTAACAGGAGGTAGCGTAACTTTTACAGTAGTTGCTGGTGAAATTACAGCCGGAACTTATACTGCAACGCCTTAATTGAGTTTTAAATGACAATTTCAATAGTTGTTGAAGACGGTACAAATGTAGCTTCTGCGAACAGTTTTAATACTATTGCAGAAGCTAGAACTTATGCGCTTAATCGCGGTGTAACTCTTTCAGCAACTGACGATGTGGTGGCGGCACAACTTATAAAAGCAACGGATTACATTCAATCAAAATGTTGCGACTTTCAAGGATATGAAACTTACGAAACTCAAGTCTTATGTTTTCCAAGAGAAGAACTTTACATTTCAGGCAGGTTGTTTGCATCTGACGAAATACCGGCGCAACTTAAAGGCGCACAAATACAATTGGTAATGGCGCAAGCTGCTGGAATAAACATCTTCCCCAACGCACTTGCAACAGATTTTGTTGTTGAAGAAAAGATAGGCCCAATAACAACCAAATACGCAGACCCCACAAAAGTTGGGCTTGGTGATTTATCCCCGTCAATGACCGCCGTTGAAGCTTTGTTGAAGCCTTTGTTTTCTGTTTGTGGGCAACACGGTTTCGCATTTAAGACTTTGCGAGTTTAAGAATGGGTGTTTATGATAGACAGATTGCAACTGCCAAAAGACTTATTACAAAATATGGTCAAAATGCTGTAACTTGGAAAGTCGAAACAAACGGCGCTCCGGTTGATGCTTTAAAACCTTGGTTGCCAACTGAGCCAGCAACACCTGTAACGCATTTTGTTGATATTTGTTTTTTGCCAGTTGATAAAGAAATGCGCGAATTTTTAAGATATATTCGCGGTACTGAAGTTTCAATAGGTTCATCAATCGGTTTAATGGGAGCTGTATCTTTTACGCCGACTATTAAAGACACAGTTTTAAGAAGCAGTGTTGAATATAGAATAAAATGGCTTGAACCGTTTAGCCCAAACGGCGAAATAATTTTTTACATAATTGAGTTTGAAAAATGAGCTTAACATACAGCGAAGCTGTTGATGAAATGTTTGCTCTTTTTCTAACAGCTTGGAATGCCGGAAGTTCTGCAATTGCAGGTTACATTCCAGAAATAAGATGGCAAGGCAAAGAAGACCCGAGCACACCTGACTCAAGCAAATTTTGGTGTAGAGTTTCCGTACAAAGTGTATTTGAAGAACAGGCGGGAGTTTCAGCTTTGCCGTCTGTTGGAAAAAGACGATACGAATCATCCGGCCTTCTGTTTGTTCAAATATTTTGTCCGAAGTCTAAAGCAGATTCTTTTGCAGTTGGTAGAAAGCTAGCAGAATTGGCTAAAGCAACATACAGAGGAAAAACAACACCCTGTAAAGTTATATTTCAAAATGTAAGAATAAACGAACTGCCAATAGAAAATTTGTCTTATCGGTTTAACGTCATTGCCGAATACGAATATGACGAAATAAGTTAGGAGTTGAAAAAATGACCTGTGCAATAAATAAAATTGACAGCAATGTTACAGCCATTTATATGGCTGAAGAAGAATGTATTAAAACTCTGCCGGGTACTGCTGAAGCTGACGCCGTTTGGTATGAAATTGAAGCAAACTCTTATTTGGATTTTGGCGGTGAAGTTTCCAGAACTCAAAGAGCACCGATTACATTCGACCGTCAAAATCGAATGGGCGCTGTTACTGATATTGCGGCGGCTGGCGGTTTCAATCTGGATGTTACACAAAACAATATGCAAAGAGCTTTGCAAGGTTTCTTCTTTGCTGATATTCGTGAACCCGCTACAACAAAGCCGATGAATGCGGCACAAGTTACGGTTAGTGCTGTAACTTCAGGCACCAAAACTTATACAGTTGGTTCCGGTGGAACAGCATTTACAGCAGGCCAGTTGATTTTCTGTGAAGGTTTTACAAATGCAGCGAACAACGGAGTTAAAACAGTAGCTTCGTCAACTGGAACAACTGTTGTTGTAACTGAAACCGTTGTAACTGAAACGCCAGCAAGCACCGCTAAATTCGGTCGTTGCGGTCGTGAGTTTGCCAGCGCTGATATTGATATCGCGGTTACAAGTGGAATTCCATCGCTTGTTTCAACTATTGCTGATTTTACTACAATGGCTGAACTTATCCCCGGCGCTTGGATTTTTATCGGCGGTGATGCTGTTGGAACCACCTTTGCAAACAATGTGGGATTTGCTCGAATTTCGACAATTGCTGCAAACGCAATCGTATTTGACGATACAACTTGGACGCCTGTAACGGAAGCAGGAACAGGAAAAACAATTCGCATTTTCTCAGGTTCGATTTTGAAAAACGAAAACACCCGCGCTCTTATAAAACGACGTTCTTATAATATTGAGCGCCAACTTGGCGACGGTGCTACAGCAACACAGGCTGAATACCTTATTGGTGCTGTTCCGAATGAGTTTTCAATTTCAATTCCACAATCTGATAAAGTCACTGCAAACTTGTCATTTGTTGCTTGCGATACTGCAACAAAGACCGGAGAAAGCGGAGACGAAATTAAAGCCGGAACTCGGGTAGCTGCTTTGGGTGAAGACGCTTTTAATACAGCTACTGACATTTATAGAACAAAGCTTGCTGTTATTGACCCCACAACTTCAGCACCAACGGCTTTGTTCGGCTATGTTTCAGAATCTTCTGTTTCAATTTCAAACGGAATTTCTGCAAACAAAGCAGTTGGTGTTTTGGGTGCTTTCGATATGTCTGCTGGTAATTTTACAGTAGGCGGTTCGGTTGACGCATACTTTACTACCATTGCTGCTGTTGCCGCTGTTCGCAACGGTTCGGACGTTGGTTATTCAGTAATTGCTTCATCCCAAAATGCAGGATTTGTGTATGACATTCCATTGTTAGGTCTCAGCGGTGGCCGTTTGAACGTGGTCAAAGACCAGCCTGTTAAGCTGCCTCTGACGCCTTCAGGCGCGAAGAACTCCAACGGATACACCTTGCTTTATACGAGCTTTGCTTATCTGCCTGACGTTGCAATGGCTGGCTAAGAAGGGTATATTGAAAGGGGTCAGAATTATCTGGCCCCTTTTTCTTTTCAGGAGATTAAACAATGTCACTTTCCAAGCAATTCAAGACCGATGTTGAAAACGAAGTTCGCGGTGTAGAGTTTCAATTTGGTGAAAACGAAGACAAATCAATTCCATCCTTCAATCTGTCAAGAATGGGAAAATCAAACAAGCGTTACACAAAAATGCTTGATTTGAAAACAAAGCCACATCGTCGCCAGATGGAATTAGGAACAATGCCACCTGAACTTGCTGAAAGCATTTTCATGGAAATTTTTGCAAAAACTATTATGAACGGTTGGAGCAATATTTGTCTTTCTGACGTAACCGGCAACGAAGATGACACAGGCTTTGCACCTTTTACACCAGAAAATGCAATGTCCTTGTTTGCAAATCTGCCCGAACTTTACGACGATTTGCAGGAAAAAGCCAAAAGTGCTGCAAACTACCGCGAAGAATCGTTGGAACAAGAAGCAAAAAACTAATATCAGTTTTGGCGTATATTTTTGAACTTGCTCCTATAGAAAAAAACATAGCGATGCAATCAATACGGTTGGGAAATAAACTACCTGACCGTATTTTAAACGCGCCAGAACTGACACAAGGGCTTGAATTTTATTTGCAGGCTTTTTTAGAACTAGATTCAGAACGATTTGAGCAATTAAGACCTATCCCATTTGCAGCAATGCAGAATTACTCAAATTGGTATGATTTAGAAGAAGAACAAAGCGAAGACCTTTTTCATATTATCCGAAAAGTTGATAATGCTGAACTTAAAAAAAGGTCTGAAAAAATAGAAGCACAGAGAAACGCAAACAAGCCAAGGAAATAAAGTGGCAAGTTTATTGGATTTGGCCAATCGCCTAAACAAATTGGTTCCTGAAATTGAAAAAAGTGCTTCCAAACTGGCAATTAAAACTGCCGAAAGTGTTGTAGGATATCTTGTTTATCATACGCCTGTCGATACGTCGCAAGCATTGTCAAATTGGACTGTTTCGTTAGATGCTCCAAACGGCGAATTTATAGGCGCACATTTTTACGGAAGTTACGGTTCAACTAGAAACATGAGTGCTTCCGAAGCATTTAGTTTAGCAAAAGAAGTTCTTAAAACAAAGAAACCCGGTCAAACAATTTACATTGAAAATAATGCGCCTTATATTGTTGGTTTGAATGACGGTAGCATAAGCAGCCAGCCAAGCGGTTTTGTCGAAGCCTCTGTTTTAATTGGAAGAAAAACAAAAAGCAAATTTGTTTTAATGTGGTGACAAAATGGCTGACGAAAAAATTGTAATAGAAATAAAAGATGGTGTTGATTCTTCTATTTCTACAAAAATAAAAACAATTGCCACTAATGCAAAAACTGCCCACACTTCTGTCGAAAAGCTTAAAGACGCTTTAAAAGTATTAGGCAGTTCAAACCCTGTTTCAAAACTAAACGGCGAATTAAAGCGTTTAGAAACCAGCATTTTATCAAATTCAGTTGCTCAAAACAAGCTGCAAGACGCTGAAAATAAAGCAGCACTTTCAAAACAAAAGCTTTCAACTGAAATACAAAAGACTCAAAGCGCAATGGCTCAAACAGAGGCTGTTCTTAACAGAGCTGTTTCTGCTGAAGGCCGTGCTTTAATTTCACGTCAGAAGCTTAACACCGAAATTCAAAGAACGCAAGCTGCACTTGCCACAACAGAAGCTGCTTTAAGCCGAGCCGTTGCTGGAGAAACTAAAGCGAGTATTGCCGCTCAACAACTAGCAGCAGCAACGGTTAGAATTACAACCGAACAAAACAACGCAGCAAACGCAGCGCAACGGCTGGCAACCGAACAGGCCCGTACCAGCGCACAAAGCGCCAACGCTGCTGCTGCAAGTGACCGGGCGGCAATGGCAGCTCTACGCCTTGAAACGGCTCAGAAAAAAGCTGCTACAGCCTCAACAAGGGCATCAAGCGAGCTTGCCAACTATACCCGTTCGGCTGCTGCATTTGTGGGAATCGGTCTATCTGCAACTGCGATTTTGCAATCAGCCGACGCTTATACAACTTTGCAAAACAAACTGCGAAATGTTGCAGAATCGCAAGGACAAGTTAATTATTTAACTAAAGAACTTTTTAGAGTTGCAAACACTGCCAGAACTGCAATTCAGGAAACTACGCAAACTTTCCAAAGGTTTGATTTGGCTTTGCGTCAGCTTGGAAAATCACAACAAGATTCTTTGCGTTTAACTGAAACTGTTACTAAAGCTTTAACAATGTCTGGTGCAACAACTGGCGAAACAGCAGCAGCTTTGCTGCAACTTTCACAAGCGTTTAACAAAGGCAAATTGGACGGCGATGAATTCCGAACTGTCATGGAACTTATGCCGTCTGCTGCTGCTGCAATTGCAAAACAACTTAAAGTAACAAGGGGTGAGCTTTTAGCACTTGCTCCTGAAGGCAAAATTACAGCACAAGTTATGTTTGACGCATTTACTGCACTTGGAGACCAAATTGATAAACGCTTTGCAAAGACGATCCCCACATTAGCACAATCAATGCAGGTTTTGAGAAATAGATTTACAGAAGTGTTTGGCGAAATAAACGCTGCAACAGGAATAACTGAAGGTTTGGCAAGGGCTGTTATATTTCTAGCCGAGCATATGGATATTTTAGCTGGCATTGTTGCAGGTCTTTCTACAACAATTATCTTGAGTTTTATTCCTGCATTGGCTGCAATTGCTGGCCCTGCTGGCTTGGCCGCAGGCGCAATTATTACATTAACCTCTGCGATAGTTAATTTACAGAATATTAGTAAGCGAGCTTTTGAGCAATCTGTTGTAAATAACATAACAGGGGGTGCTGAAGTTATACAATTTGCAATGTATGACTTGCTTCAGCAATTCAATGCTCTTAACGAAGAATTTAATAAACTAGGAGGGGGTCGTTCGGCAAACGCTAAAAAGAATCAACTGCAAGAAGAAATGAATGAAATAACTTCACTTCTTGAAAGATACGCGCTTGCCCTGAAAAAGATAAATGACGATGAAGCAGGCCCAATGGGGCCGCCTGAAAGGCTTAAATCTAGTTTAAAATTTGCAACTGTTGAATTAGATGCTCATGTTGAAGCTAGAACTGAATATTTAAAAGCACTGGAAGATTCTAAAACAGCAGAACTTAACAACATATTTTCGATAAAACAAATAGAAGCCGCACTAATTAGCGAACGGCTTGCTCTAACTATGACAGCTAGAGAGCAAAAGCTTTTTGCCCTTGAAATGG